TGTCTGTTTTATGGATTGTTTGATTGAATCCAAGGTCATCTTAGGGCCTCTAACGCCTTGTCGATTTTGCTTTGCAGGTCCGCACTGACCACCTCCGTATTAATTTCCGGTTGCGACCTGATCTCATCGCTTATGCTCGCCCAATAATCAAAGCCCGTATCCTTGTCATTGATACTCACACTCTTTATGTTCCCCTCGAAAACCTTGATATAGGCGACAAGTTCGCGGATATTGTTAATAGGAATGTCGCCCTCAACGTCCTCATCGGGGTCGTCGTAAGGATGGCCGATCCAGTCCCGAACCTCATCCACAAGGGGGTCGTCCAGCGAAACATCCTTGAAATCCCTGCCTTTTGCCTGAAATACCTTTGCGATAATGTCAATTCCGGTTGTGGTTTCACCGGTAACGCGCAATGCTACTTCCATTGTTAATCCTTTCTGGTTTGAGTTATCTTCTCACCGCCCTATACTCCGCCACATAAGCCGTACCCCAGCGGGAAGGGACTTCTTTGCGTTCAGTTTTAATCCTGTACCTGCGCCGGAAGGCGGCGTATTTCTCAGAATGGCGGAGTTCCCATATCCGCGCGCCCAACCTCTTGATTCCCCATGAGTCTGCAACTCTTTGTGTGATCCTGTCTTTTTCCTGTAGTTTTCTTTTGATGAATTCCGTTTGTGTCATTTTTGAATCCTTTCAAGAAAAATACGCGCGGGACATAAGGAGAGGAAAAGCCCCGCGCGCACAAGGAGGAGGAAACGAATGATTGCTGACTACCCCTTTAGAGGTAGCCGGGCATCCCTGCCTGAACATCATGTTCATTTGTCGCTTCATGCGTAATCCGTTAATTGGTGGTTATTTGTTTCGCCAGTTTGGATCGGGGTCGGGAACGTAGATCCCCCGGCTCGCCAATAGCGTTGTGCAATTCGTGTAAAACTCCGCTGCCTGTTTAGTGTCACTCTGGCTTAGCGTAATCCGCTTTCCATCGTCATTAAAGATCGGGCATAGGTCGTAAAGCAAATCTTTAATGAGGTCTTTCGAGGGTGCTACTCCGGTAGGTAAATCATCCCTGACCATTTCCCGCAGAAAAGCGGAAGTATCCCATCCATTGTCGTCACAGAAGGCAATGACCCGTTCAATCATGAGGCCGAAGATCGCGCCTAACTGTGCTTCGGATTTAGACTTACGGGCCTTACTGACCCGCAAGGTGTAATAACCCGTCGGGGCCTCAACGAAAAACTGCATGAGTCGCTCCCTTGCACCCCGCGGGAATCTCATCTTCTGGCCGTCGATCTTCTGCATCCCTGCTATCTCTATCTTGCTTTCCATTTTTAGCGTCCCTGCCGTAAGTGGTTATGCTGATACTTGCTTCCAGTGTGCCTGGCCGTGGCATTTTGAGCATAACCACTGCACATTCAAAGGCTCGTCGTAGTTGGGGTGGTGGGCCTGCGGCTGGCATTGTTTGCCACATTTATGGAATCCCTTCCTGTTTAGGTTACATTAAAACGGAATTTGAGTATCATCCATTGGCGGGGCGTCGTTCAGGTTGTACTTGTCCTCAAACGATTGCTCCGGTTCAGGCTCTTTTGCTTTCCGTTCCCCGACAAACTCAAATTTCTCCACAAATACCCGGAGTTTGCTTTTCTTCGAGCCGTCCTGCGCGTTCCACTGGTCAAACTTCAGACGCCCCTCGACGAATATCGGGTCGCCTTTCTTGAAATACTTGTTGACCACTTCCGCCCGCTTGCCGAACATCTGGAGGTCAACAAAACACACCTCCTTCCCTTCTGATCCATCCTGTTTCTTGAATCGCCGGTTGATCGCCAGCCCGAACTCCACCACCGCCGTCTGACTCGGCAGATACGACAACTGCGGGTCCCGTGTCAGATTGCCGATTAGAATTACTTTGTTATAGTTTGCCATTACGCCGTCTCTCCTCTCCCGTTTCAGGATCATTGTCTGCTTCTTCTGCCGAAACATCGTCAACAGTTTTAGAATCATTGTCTGCTTCTTCTGCCGAAACATCGTCAACAGTTTTAGATTCAACGCTCTTTTTGAGCCGTTCCTTGAGGCCCTGAACGCCAGCCTGCATACCGCCAGCCATATCAGCGGCATGGTTGTAATCGAACTGCTGGTCATCGGTCTCGATGGCTTTAACGAGGTCTGGGGACATTGGCAGGTATTTAACTATTCTGCGGACAACAGTTTTGCGGGCCATCTCTGCAAAGTCAGTAACCCACGGGCCGTTCTCTTTGGCCTTGCTGCGGTCTCTGATACGCTCGACCTCATCGAGGGTCATAATCTCAAGCTGTCGGCTTCCGTCTTTGAGTTCGGCAACAGCGTAAACACAAACAATCTTGCCTCTGTCACCGCCCAAATAAGGCTTATGAATAAGTTTCTGGTCGAGGCCGTACTCGACATCGAATTTATCCTTTTCGTAAACCACACGGCTTTCTATGCGTGAGATATTGCCGCTTCTGCGGGCAAGGTCGATAAGGCCCTGATAGCCCGCTATAAATTGGCATTCAAAAGCTTTGATTTTGCCGTTGTAGTAAGGAACTAAATAACCTTGTCCCAAAGTCCCAACGCAGTCCAAACCAAGCTCTGCGGACTTCATAACCGATTGCAGAAAGCTCTGCGGGGTGCATTCAAAAAGTTTCGGCTGCCTGCTTGCCGCTACAAGTGCCAGCTTGACAATGCGTTCCTTTGTGATATGTTTCGGTGCTACATCTGCGAGGGACTTTTGGAATTGGTCAGAGTTCAGAAGTCTCTCTAAACTCTGCTTTGCTTTTGTGAGTTGATTAGCATTCATTTTTCAGATTCCTTTCTTATTTAGCTTTCTTAAACCGAGCGACTCGGTATTTGGTGATGTTTGCGAACTGAGCAGCTATTTCAGGCAGTTGGTCTTTGAGGGCCTTTGCGTCAATTCCGCTGCGGCTCTGCTCAAAATATGTAACCTGCCCGAATGAACAGTTACCGCACTCAGCCTGTCCCAAAGCGGTCAAAACTTCTGCCTGTGCAGCATCGCACATCTTTTCAGCATCACGCTTGGCCTGCTGTGCATCGAGCCACTTTTGAACAAGCTCATCGGGGACATCAACAACACTGTTCGGCTCCCGGATAATTCGCTTAATCATCAGTGCTGACGGGGTAACATTTGCCGGTGGAACATCGGCTTGAACGTGCTTATCCCAGAACTCGATAGCCTTCTCGCAGATGATATTTCGCAGCTCTTTGTCTTCCGGGACGTGGAAAAGCTGAAAGCCTCGACCGCCCAGAACCGCTGCGATATGACAAATATCTTTGTCAACGCACAGCATATGTACGTGTGCCTGTGTGATGATATGGTCGGGCACTTGGTCAGTGCCCTCGTCCCCCCAATTGCCAAACAGCGGGCCGGTAATGCCGCTGGCCTTTGCGTCTATAGGCTCGTTGCTGGCAATAACAAGGCCGTCAATATTAGCTCCCAGCGGCAAGCCTCCCTTGTCTTTTGCCGAGCGGTATTGATTACGCAGGATTTTACCGAGCCTGCGTTCGGCCAGATTCAAAATGCCGGTTTCAAGGGCGTTTCCTATTTCGGCGGCTTCGCTGCTGATGTCGGACGAATCGACCTTGCCGGTCTTTTCGAGCCAAACGTCATAGGCATTCCGAAATGGGTCTATCCCTAAGATAGCGGCCATATCGGAGCTTCCAATATGCTTACGCCGTAATTCTTTTTGTTGGTCTGTAATGGGCATTGTGCTACCTCCTAATCTGCCTCGTTCACATCGTCAATTTTGCATTCCATGACAAAACAGGATTTCAGTTCGTCGCCGTCCGGAAGGTTAAAGCGTATCTGTTGGCTATCGAGCTTTCCGCCTTCGACATATCGCAGGATGGATTTAACTTTAGCCCTTGCTTCGGATTCATCATCACATTCAATGACAAAATCCAATGTCATATTTACATCAGCACGCACTTCATATTTCTTAGACATAGTACCTCCTGTAAGGGTTAGCTGTAATAAGGGCTGCATGTATTTACCGACCCGCATTCCGAGCAGGGCCGGGGCGTGATCGCAGTTGGCATAATGCTCTCACAGTCCGTGCAGATTGTTTGCAGTTTGTTATGTTGCATAAAACGCTCCATCAGTCGGCTGTGACGATAGAACGCCTCGCTGCGCTTCTCGCGTGGCCAATCGTTGAAACGGCTCATAGCGCTATTCATTGTCGCCCCTCCGTTCCCTGTATTCAGCCTCTCCAATAACTCTCATGCACTCAATGGCTTCCGTATGCGTAAATCCGCTTCGTACCAGCCGAAAATAGAAATCCTGATCGAACGATAAAGCATCAAATAGCAGTCTTTCTAAAGGGTCCATGCATTACCTCCTTAAAATAAACTCGTCTTGAAAGAGCAAGCCACAACATGTATCAAGCCTCCCAATCTTGACACCGGCATCAGGATAATCACGAGGGACAAAAACAAACGTCAGTGCGTATCCAACAGTCTTGATGAATCTCCATATTCCTCTGATTGCTTTCATTATTTTTTACTCCGTTCTGCTGCATAAAGCTTTTTGATTCTTTGTTGACCAGCCTTTACGATTAAGCGTCTGGCGGTATCGTGTGGCTTCCGTAGTTCAAGCTCTGATAATTT